TCGACACCAAAGGCCTTAGCGTTATGGCTGTGGATGTCTCCATCGAGGACCACATCGATGTACTCTTTGTCGTCCATGAAGTGCGCTAGACACCTTAGCTCCAGACCACTTAAGTCTGAACCACAGAGGTGCCATCCGTCAGGCACAGTGAAGAGCTCACGGCACTCCTTGCCAAACGGCAGACGTGCTGCAGGCACCTGCGCCAAGTTAGGCCCTCGGTGAGCACTGCGCCCACTGATGGTGCCCTGTGAGATGATCGTGTGCCTGATCCTACCGTCGTCGTCGGCAACCTTCATCCAAGCCTGTGGCCCTTCAGCCAGTTGACCTATGCGCTTCTGAAGTAAGAAGAACCGAGCAAGCTTCTGAGCCTCTGGGTAATCTGTTAGGACGCCCAAGGTTGTCTCGTCGATCTGCGCCTTGCCGCTAGGTGTAAACTTATCAGGCTTCCAGTCATACTTCTGTCGCAGGCAGTGTTCGATGTGTGGGCGGCTGTTCGGATTGAAGACGACAGTGCGCTTCTTGATGAACACTTCGCCCTTCTTGTAGCCGAGCGTCTTGTTGTCTCTCTTGGGGACAAACGGCTCCTCGACGATCCACGGTGGGAACAGGTCGTATAGCTCTTCGTTAACCTCATGCCGCTCGACAGAAAGCTTCCTATAGAGCTCCTCTGCTTTCTTGCGGTCGAAGGTCCAACCGTTATTACCGATGTTATAACACACCTCAGCCATCTCATGCTCTAGGGTGATGCAGCGGTCATCTGTCTTTTCCTGCATGAGGTACTGATAGATCGTCTCGGTCACTGCAGTGTCCTGAATGCAATACTCAAGCATCTCCTCAGAGAACTCTTCCCATCCGTCTTCGTAGTCGCCCTTCATGCAGTGCAGGCGCAGGCCCCATGCCTTCAGGCTGTGTGAGCCCCAGAGCCTCTTTGGTAGCTCCTGCCGTGCCGCGTCGAACTCGATGATGTGAGGCTTAATGAGTTGCGACAAGATCAGGGTGTCTGTCACCTTGGGCTGACTAGGGAGCGTAAGCACCCACGGATGCAGCTTCTCGATGACTTTGCTGTCGTAGCCAATCCAGTTGTGTCCGATGACTTCTTCAGCCGCGTAAAGGTCCTGAAGGCCTTCATGCAGATTGGCTTGGGTAAAGCTTTGGACTTTATTAGTGTTGTCTGCGTCTCGAAGGACCAGACAGTGAATGACAGAGACGTCAGGCAATAGGCCATTGGTCTCTATGTCGGCATAATACCGCGCCATAGGTGCTCTCCTCGTGTTGTGCTGTTGTGGATATTCAGTTTGTCAAAAACCCAACTGGTAAAAATAAAAAGAGTGGTTGGGATTTAAAACGCGAGAACCGATGAGGCATCCATGAGCCTGCCAGTCTCTTTCGTGTACTGAAGTTGCCCTGCAGGGCCCACTTCGCCAGTAAACCTATTCTTAAGCACGACAAGGTTTCTTAAGCCTGCCAGAGGCTCTTCTGTGTCGACCTCAAGGCCAATGCAGGTGTCCGATAGTTGAACCAGACTGTGTGACCCACGCATCTGGCTTAGGTGCACTTTGGCACCGCCCTCGTGGCCTGCCTCGCTCTGAGGCCGCTTAAGGTGAGACACCAAGACCAAGCAGATGCCAGTCTGCTGAACAAGCACTCGAAGCTCCGTCATGATCTGATCGATCAGCCGCCGCTCATCTCTGACTTCACCAGTGAGGCCGCTCACGAGGATCGAGACGTGATCCAAGAAGACGACCTTACAGTCTAAGGCCTTCGCCATAAACATTATGCGGTTCTTGACGGTGTCTAAGTCGGTCGACCCGAAGTGATCATACAGATACACGTCGCGCTTCGACGTGAGATCATCGAAGGCTTCCTCGATTTCCTCTTTGGACGCAGCCTCTGGGTCAATCACAATGTTCTTGCCCATGTGCAATCCGACGAGCCCCTGCATGGTGCGCTTGGTCGTCTCTTCGAGCATCATCATGCCGACATTATGACCCTTGCGGTGCAGGTGGTATGCCATCTCTCGAACTAAAGTTGACTTACCGACACCGCTGCCTGCAGCAAGCGTCACCAGAGATGCAGGCTGCATCCCCAAGGTAATCTCATTCAGTCTTGCGTAAGGGAAGTCTAGGTCGCTGACAGTGTCAGCCTCAGCAATCCTATCGCGCAGCTCAGTTGAACTGACGATGCCGTCTGGTCGGTATTCTTTGGCCTGCCAAATGGCGTCTATGATGGCCTTGCCGTCGCCCTTCACAAGGCACTCGTTGGCGTCCTTGTGAGGCAGTACAGCGATCTTAGCTTTACCGGGGGGAAGCAGTTCCGCACATTCGATGGCTGCTTGACTGCCGTGTGTATCTTGGTCGAACATGAGGATGACTTCCTCGAACCCCACGAGATAGTCGTAATTTAGCCTTACTGCCTTTTTGGCGGCCTGTGCGCCATTCGGCAGCGACACTGTGGGCCATTTGTTGTTTTGAACTTGTGATACTGTAAGACAATCGATCTCTCCTTCTGTCACGACAACCTTTTTACCACTGGACCACAGGTGCGCCCCGAAGAGCGTCATCTGTTTTGCATCACCAGTGATCGTAAAGCGTTTGTCTTTTGTCCTTACTTTCTGAGCGACCGCATTACCTCGGTCGTCTTTGTAGTTAGCGATGTGAACAGGCTCACCGTTCATCATGCCGATCTGGTAGCCAAACTTCCTGCACGTCTCTTCGGTGATCCGACGAGCAGCTAGGGCACTGTAAGACCCCTCGATGAGTGACGACGGTGTCTTTGGTGACGCTGCTGAAGATGTCGAGCCGTCACCATCGTCGCCGTATGCAGCGCAGCCGAAGCAGTAGGTGTGGCCGTCGTCAAACAGGGCGGCGTTGTCTTTCGAGCCACAGACTTCGCAGGACAAGTGCGTCACGAAGTTACTGTTGCTCTCCTGTTGTTGTTGCTGTTGCCCCATGGGCGCTTCTCCTTTGTAAATGCTTCTAAGGGGTCGTCGTCGTAGGCCTTGCTCTTGGCCTGATGCTTTTGGATGGAATGTCAGTCATGCTGCAGGCTGCCATTGAGGCCCTGTCGAACTTGTAGATGTGCTCGTAGTAATCAGCCAAAGCGTCACTGCAGGCTTCATGTGATGGAAACAGTATCTTGCTCTGCAGGAACTCGCCTTCGAGGGCGTAGGTAATTACCATGACGGTGTAGAAACTAAGCATCTCTTTGAGCTTCCTTTAGCCATTCATCTGGTATGAGCTTTTGGGCGTACTGGAAGCCGTGCTTTTCGCAGTACATCGCATATGTCGTGGGGCTGCCCTTGTAGAGCTTGCTTCGAGCGTTAGAGAACACGAACCTGATGTCGATCTCAGGGTGCTGCTGTTTGATCAGCAGATGTTTCGCCCTGTCACCGACAGCCCAGATGCCCTTGGTTTCGACATAAAAAAAGCCCCCCGGCTTGGGGAGCTTGAAGTCTGGGGTATATCGGGTGTCTCTGGCAGGAACCGTATAGCCGATCTTGTCGGTCTCATACAGAACCTTAAGTCCGTGTTTCTCTATTTGCTCTGCTACGCGCTCCTCTAGACCCGATCTAAAAGTTAATCGCATCGTCAATGATAGCGGCGACAGGCTTCTTACTGTTGCTAGCAGCAACCACCTCTATCTCATTAGACATGTCTTCTGCCTCTGCAGGCGCAGTGTAGCCCTCGACAGCCTCGAAGCCATCAGGCTTACCACCTTCGACCAGTGCGATAACCTGCACGGTATTCAGTTGCAGGCTGATGCCTCGTTGCTGCTTGTTGACCTCATAGGCTTTCACATTGCCATACGCCTGAAGCGTCGAGCCGCCCCAGACATTCGGGATGTTTGAACCGACGATGGGAGCACCAGATGCATCAGTGTACTTCGGTGGAAACTTGGACTTCATCTTCAAGATGACATTGCCAGTTTCTTCCTCAGTATCGACAGGGATCGAAAGCTTCGATTTGTCTTCACCGGGGAAGGCATCCGCGACGACACTGTCGATTACCGACATGATCCTCTGGGCGGCCTTGGGGTCCAAGATCAACTGAAGCTTATACTCGCCGTCTGCGTTGAATGCAGTGTCAGGGCGATCTGGGTGTATCCAAGCGTAACGAGCAGTTCCGACGCCTGATACAAATGGGTTCTTTTTGTTGCTGATAGCCATCGTCTAATTCTCCTTTGTGTAGTCGATGTTGTCTTCGTCTATGGTGGTGGCGAGTGATGACCAACTTGCGCCGTTGGCTGCCGCATGTTTCTTGTCGATATCAACCTCGTAGGCTTCTTCGCTTGACCAGTCAGGTTCAAATCTCCAACCTGCAGCACGCCAATCAAAATGATCTTCGACATGTGGCGACATAGCCCTCATGTGTTTCCATGAAGCTTGTATCGCTTCGCTCTCGCTCGACGCTAAGAACTCATGGGAGTAAGTACGAAAGCACTCTAGAAACACTCTGTACTTCTTTTTCTTTTCAGCCTTTTCAGTCGTCATTTTGCTTCTCTCCTTCGTTTGGTGTAATCAATATGTCCCTGATGCGCTCTGGCGGTTTAGGCCATTCAACGCCCCACTTCTTAGCTCTCTGCTGAAGCTCAGGGGTGGGTTCTTTGCCTGCCAAACGACACATCTTGATGTCGGACAGAACTCTCTCGCGCGGATGCATGTGATGCTCCGATCTTGTGTATATCTAAAGGTGGACAGAATAGATTTTAACTGAAGCAGAACTCGCTGTCAGTTATGCTGCTGACACTTAAGTCACCCTTAGTCGGCACAGGCGGCAGCGGTGGCTCCACTGCAGTCCTTTGGTCGTCTAACTCGTTTCTGAAGTACGACAAGAAGCATGGTCCGTCGTACTGCTGTACAAATGTGTTTCTCACGATCTGGAACAGCGGCCACATCTGGTCACACTGCGTGCCGAAGCTGTCGTGGATCATAAAGAAGTCTGTAATAGAGCCCCCAGTGTTCTGGCGGTCATTATCGAGCATCGCCAGTATCGTGGCTTGCATGTGGCACGCATCGAGGCTGTGAATCACATTCGGAGCAATCCCGGCTTTCATCTTGCGGCTGTCGATAGCCCAAGGGTTTTCCTCTCGGAACGTCACCTGTGATCTGGTGCGCTTCATGAGAGTACGATCCCACATGCTTATCTTAATCTTGTGACCAGTCCACTTGCGGTATCTCTGGACGCATGGGAAGCCTATTGGCGTTCTCCATGAGACAGACTTGCCTTCCTTGGCGACCTCAGTGCAGCAGTCTTGCAGGAACTCCATGGCACCTGCGACAGACGCTAGGGTGTCCTGAATGGCGCTGTAGTTAATCTTAGCGAGGTAGTAGGCGGCCTTCTCTTGTAAATCCTCTTGCCCAAATGGGTGCTCTTTGATCTCACCATAGACCACCTGTCTGCTGAGGTCCTTCATAAGGTCTTCTTTTAGCTGATCCTTGAAGCCGTAGATGTTACTGGAGTAGCCAAAGGTCATCACGTTTCTCTTCACGTCCTTCCTGCCGATCCCATAGTCCAACCAAAGCTTCGCTAAGGCAGGCTCTTCAGTCTCCGCTTGGAGCCTCTTTGTGACCTCGTCAGCAACGTCCTGATAGACGTCGGCCATCCATGCGCTCGGCACAAGGTTGACCCTCGCAGCATCGTCGGACGACAACATGAGACTGGAGTAGTGCTGCACGCCGCTGTTGGTGCCGTCTATGGATATCGGCAGGTAGCACCTGAAGTCGTCTGGTGATGCCACATAGTCTGCTATGGCGTAGCAGGCAGCTAAGAACTGGAAGGGCTTGTCAGCGGACTGCCAAAAGTCCGTTGTCGTCTTGAAGTCATCAGCGACGGCCAGTATCTCCTGCAGGTGCTCTTCGGTCCACTGAATGCGGTCCTCTAGGGGCTGCTTGCTGATCTTTCCGAAGTCCCCGGCGTTGGCCGCATGTATATACAGCCATCCGACGTTGTCAGGCGACACCTTGCGCCCATTGGCAAACTGAAAGAGCGCCTTGCAGTGATCGTCACGCTGATAATGGAAGTGACTGACAGGGTACATGCGCCCTCTCCAGTCAAAGTTCCACGGTAGATAAAACTTGTCGTACTCTAGGAGCTCCTCAGCCTTTGCCATGGTCTGCTCAAAGCCTGTCTTGTCGCTTTTGATCTGCTGAAGCTGCTTAAAGTAATTACGACGCTCTAGCACATAGCCCTTCTTCTGCTCTTTAGTGAGGCTGTCGAAGTCTTCTGGCATCTCCTGTTTCGTCGGTTCAACCTTAGTGGGAAACTTGGCGAATAAACTGTCAGCCTTCCAACAGTAATCGACAGCCTCATAGATGCGCCTATTGATCGACAAAGGTGTCCTCTGAACGGCGTTTAAAGCTTCGACGTAGGGTGGTGTACCCATGCGCTTAAAGTCGTCTTCTATGAGCTTCTGTTGCTGTCTAGAGGCATGTTTCACTAGAGGAACCGAAGAGGCTAAGAAGGGGTCTAAGTAGCAACCAGTAGAGAACGACGACCATGGTCTAGGTGGAACGACCATAGGGCTATAGCAGGGCTCAAGCCAACTCTCGTCAAACTTATGCTGCGCCATGGCAGCCTCAGCCTCTTTGGTCAGCTGAATGAATATCTTGGTTTTGCCTCTGTGGTCGTTTGTCTCGAACTTCTGAAAGACGTCAGCACCCTTGAGGATTGCATCGAGCACTGGGGCTCCTACCTGAATGCAGAACTTCTTGGACCACTTGTCGACCTTAAAGCCTTCTTTTGCAGCGACATTACGAATAGACTTATAGCGGTGCGGTTGGGAACTGTGGCTCACGGTAGCCCTATCGACAAGACGCTTATGCATAGACTTATCGTGTTTCTTCAGAGAGGTGCTGAAGCACTCTATCTCGACACGACGTCCAATCTTAACCAAAAGAGATGTCCGCTGCTCTTTCATGAGAATGCCGTCGAAACAACTATTGAGGCCAATGTATGCTAACAGGTCTGTCGACATGTCCTTTAGTGTCTCGTACCAAGCGGTCTTGGTTCCGACTTTAGATTGGCTCTTAATCGTTTCCGCAAGCTCTAAAGAGACTGCATCGAGAGCGCCAGAGATGACCTGATGTGGTACACCTTTAGCGCTCTCGGTCTTCATCTTACCGTCTCGATCAATGTATCTCTGACGGCCTTCTTCTAGTGCTTCCTGCTCTCGGCGCATCTGAAGTACGCTTAACGCAATAGTCATCGTTCTAAACTCCCAGTATATCTAAAGGTGGACATAATATAACCCCTTGAAAAGAAAGGGTTTTCCACCACGGTATTTTAGCAAAAACAGTGGTTAAATAGGGCTGTGTTCTGGTTCTGTTCTACTCCTTCAATCTAAGTGTGTAAATACTTGCGCACGTCTCGCTATCCGCAAAGTATGGAAAGCAATACCTTTAAGACCCCATTAGAGCCGTCGCTATATTTGCAAGGGCTTCAGGCTTCTCGTGCACGTACTTTTTGGTGGTAGCCTCAGACCGATGACCCAGTATCTTACCTATAAGT